GGGGCACGCTGGGGCTGTTGCGGGTGCCGCCTCCGTATATGACGATTTACGGTGGTCTCATTCCCACGCGATATGAGGTAACCGTGGGGGGCAAGCGGACTCCAGTGGCGTTGGACGAGATCGTCCATTTCCGGGGGTACAACCCGGAAAATCCCATCACCGGATTGTCCCCGCTCGAGACGCTGCGGCGGGTGCTGGCGGAGGAGCACGCGGCGGGGGACTACCGCGAGCACTTTTGGCAGAACGCGGCGCGGATGGGCGGGGTCATTGAGCGACCAGCCGCGGCGCCGGAGTGGAGCGATCCGGCCAGGGCGCGGTTCAAGGCCGAGTTCGAGGCACTGTACGCTGGAGGCGATAACAGCGGCAAGACGGCGATCCTGGAGGAGGGAATGACCTGGAAGCCGGGGTCGTTCAATCCACAGGAGAGCGAGTACCTGGCCGGGCGGAAACTGACCAGGGAAGAATGCGCCAGGGCGTACCACATTCCCCCGCCGATGGTGGGAATCCTCGACCACGCGACGTTCAGCAACATCAAGGAGCAACACAAGAACCTGTACCAGGACAGCCTGGGTCCCTGGCTGGCGATGATCGAGCAGGACATTGAACTGCAATTGCTCCCGGAGTTGGGGGATACGCAGGGCGTGTACTGTGAGTTCAACATCGCCGAGAAACTGGCCGGCGCATTCGAGGACCAGGTGACCGCGCTCCAGGCGGCGGTGGGCAGGCCATGGATGACGGCGGACGAGGCGCGGGCGCGGCTAAATCTACCGGCGCTGGGCGGGGATGCGGAGCGATTGGTGACGCCGTTGAATGTCCTCGTTGGCGGCCAGGCGAACCCGCGGGATAGCGCGCCGCCAAAGGCGTTGGGGCCCGGTGACCGCAAGGCGTATGGGTTGGACACGCACCGGCCCGAATTGAGGGCGCAGCACGAACGCAAGTGGGTCGAGGTCCTATCGCGACATTATCGCCGGCAGGAAGCGACAATCATGAGCCGGGTGCCGGAGAAAGCGGGCAAATCGGACATCGGGGGCGTGTGGTGGGATGAGGAGCGCTGGAACCGGGAGCTGTACGAGGATTTGCTACGGCTGAACGTGCTGACGGCGGGGGCGTGGGCGAGCGAGTTCGCCACCAGGTTGGAAATCGAGCTTTCGGAGGAGCGGATGCTGCCGTGGCTCCAGGAGCATAGCCGCGTCGAGGCGGCCTACATCAACGGCCAGACCCGGGACCAACTGACGGAGGCCCTCCGGGCCCCGGAGCCGCGCGAGGCGGTCAAAGAGCTTTTCCTGACGGCGATCAGCGTTTGGGTGCGCCGTCAGGCGGAATCGGGCATCACCACGGCGAGCAACTTTGGGGCGGTCGAGGCGGCGCAGGCCGGGGGGCTCGCCAGAAAGACTTGGCGGGTCAATTCGTCGAATCCGCGGGACGAGCACCTGGCGATGGCCGGGGAGATGGTGGGAATCCGGGAGCGCTTCAGCAACGGGATGCGCTGGCCGGGCGATCCGGCTGGCGGGGCGGAGAACAACGCGAATTGCCAGTGTTCGGTAGAGTTCGGGAGGTAGAGTAGAACGCGGATCCCAGGACAGAACGGATTATGGAGGATGGATAGAGATGGCGCAAAAAGTGTACAAGGGTCAGATCAAGTTCAAGGAAGACGCGGACGAAACGGGCGAGTTTCGGGCCGAGTTCGCGACGTTGAATGTGGTCGACCATGACGGGGACGTGACGGTGCCTGGCGCGTTCCAGGACGGGCAGGAGACGCTCATTGAGGCGTGGAACCACAATTATGGTCAGTTGCCTGTGGGAAAGGGAGTCATCCACGAGGACGGGGACAAGGCTGTCGTCGAGGGGTTTTTCTTCCTAGACACGCAGGGCGGGCTGGAGCACTACAAAACGGTCAAAGCGCTCGGGAGCTTGCAGGAATGGTCGTACACGTTCGACGTCGAGGACAGCGGCTATGGCGAGTCCGACGGTCAGGACGTGCAATTCCTGCGCAAGCTGGACGTCTGGGGCGTGGCACCGGTGGAGCGGGGTGCGGGGATCGACACGCGGACGGTCGACATCAAGGCAGCCAAAGACAGTAAGGACAGCGGCGGCGCCGGGGACGGCGCTTCTGATGGCGCGGGGGACGACGAAGGCGAGGCCGGGGACGGTAAGCCGAGCGGGCGATCACCGCGCGATGTGCAGGTTCAGATCGACATATTGAAAGTAGAACTCGAGGAGGTGTGAGGTGGATAAGCAGGAGCGAATGCTCGGCCTGTTGAAACAGGCGCAAGATCTGGTGGACGCAGCGGAGGCAGAGGAGCGTAACCTGTCGGATGACGAGCACGGACAGGCGATGAAATTCCTGGGCGATGCGCTCCAGGTGCGGGACGAGATCAAGACGGATCGCCGGGACGATGAGTTGAAGGCGAGCCTGGGCAAGCTGCTGGGCGATATGCGGCAGAACGATCCGCAGTCGCAGGAGCCGCAGCAGGCGAAGGGGACGCTGGGAGAGCGATTCCTGGCCGATGTGGCCTGGCAGGCGTGGAAGAAGTCGGTCGCGCCGTCTGGACAGTTCACCAGCGGCCGGCTGGGAATGTCGCCGGCGGTGATGGTCAAGTCGTTCGGGCTGTGGGCGAAGGCGATAGGACGCAAGGACCTGATCACCGGGGTGGACTCGACGAGCGCGGGCGCGTTCGTGGTTGCCGAGGACACGGGGATCTATGAGCAGATCGGGCGCTATCCGACCGTGCTGCGGGACCTGATCAGTGTGCGGCAGACGACCACCGACGTGGTGGAGTACGTGCGACAGACGGCGCAGGTGACGCAGGCGGCCCCGACCGCCGAGGCCAACGTGAAAACGGTCAGCGGCGCGACCGGCGAGATCAGCGGTGAGAAGCCGCAGGGGGCAATTGCGTTCGAGCGCGTGTCGGAAACCGTGAAGACGATCGCGGTGTACGTGGGTGCGACCAAGCGCGCCCTCTCGGACGCGGCGCAGATCCGGGGGATCATCGACCAGGAGCTCCGCGAGGATCTGGTGGACTGCCTGGAGGATCAGTTGTTCAACGGGAACGGGGTCGGCGAGAACTTTACCGGCCTGGCCAACCAAGCGGGGACGCTGGTCCAGGCATTCGACACGGACATCCTGACCACGAGCCGGCAGTCGCTGACCACGTTGCTGGTGACGGGCCGGCAGATCCCGACTGCGTGGGCCTTCAGCCCGACCGACTGGGAGACGGTGGAGCTGCTTCAGGACGACGACGGCAGATACTACTACGGCGGCCCGCTATCACAGGGACCGCCTCGGCTGTGGGGCGTGCCGGTGGTGCAGAGCTTTCACCAGACCGCAGGTTCGGCCTGGCTGGCGAACTGGCGCAAGGCGGTGCTGTGGGACCGCGAGCAGGCGACGATCACAGCGACGGACAGCCACGACGACTGGTTCATTCGCAACATGGTGGCGATCCTGGCAGAGATGCGGGCGGCCTTCGGGCTGATTCGCCCCTCTGCGTTCATCAACGTCGAGCTGGCGTAGACGCGGATCAGGACACGGACCACAGGACAATAACGGATAAGGAGTGGATTAGGATGGCGCTGCGAGTCAACGTCGTGTGCCGGAACCTGAACGACGACCGGGTGCTCCCGCGGTTCGCGAGATACCTGCGGGATCACCTCGGCTGGACGTTGACCGCAGCGCCCGATCCGCGGGCGGAGGTGGTGTATCTGAGCGGCTACTTCGAGATACAGGTGTGTAAGCCGTGGCCGAGCGTGCCGGTGGCGGCGCTGTTCACGCACCGGGAGGAAACGCCGCCGGGCAACGCGAAGGCGAAGCTGTACGACGCGGTGGCCAAGCGAGTCCAGTTGCGCGTGGCGATGTGCCGGTTGTACGCCAAGCCGCTGAGTGCCTACGGCCACACGGTGCAGCCGCCGCTGCCGGTGGAGCGGGATCGATTTACAATCAAGCCCCGTCCCTCGAGGGGGAAAAAGGTTGTTGGATTCAGCGGCTACACGTACCGAAACCACAGAAAGGGCGAGGACCTGGTCAAGGCGGTATTGGCCTCGAGGGTCGGGCAGAAGGTGGAATGGCGGGCGAGTGGCCGCGGGTGGCCAGTGCCGACGACACGGTACAAGTGGGAGGAGATGCCGGCGTTCTATCAGGGGTTGGACGTGTTGGTGTGTCCGAGCCGGGTGGAGGGCGGGCCGATGCCGGTGCTGGAGGCGCTCTCCTGCGGCGTTTCTGTGGTGATTCCGCGAAATGTGGGTATCCTGGACGAACTCCCGGGCACAGAAGGCCTCCACAGGTACGAGTGGGGGGATGCCAAGGGGCTGGTGCGGGCGCTGGAGGCGGCGCTGGCCGAGCCGTTCGACCGGGGGGCGCTGAGGGCGATCACGGAGCCGTACACGGTGGAAGCGTGGTGCGCGGCGCACGCGGCGATGGTGCCGGTGCTCCTGGGACAGGGCCAGGTGGACGCAGGAATCACGGAGGAGAAGCCAGTGACACGGACACGCAGACAGCCGGTGATCAAAGCGGTCGATCCAGTGAAGCGGGGCACAGGGAGCACCCGCGGGATCTACGTGGTGGCGTTCGGCGGGCCGTCGCGCGAGTGTGCCAAGGCGCTCCTGGCCAGCATCAAGAAGTATATGCCCGACATTCCGATCTGCCTATGCGGGGCCAAAAAGCTGGGGCTCGAAGACGTGTTCGTGAAAGAGGCGGACAGCGACGTGGGGGGCCGGCGGGCGAAGCTGAGGGCGTATGAGCTGGCACCTGCGGAGTGGACGACGGTCCTGTACCTCGACGCGGACACGGAGGTCAAGGCCCCGATCTATCAGTATTTCGAGTGGATCGAGGCGGGCTGGGAGTTTGTGATCTGCAAAGATCCGCATTTGATGGACACGATGCACTCGTTCGAGCGGC